CTATTCTCTTTTTTAATCTAGGGTTATTAATAATCTCCATTACTCCACCTCACTTTTTAAAGGCTCAACAGAATCAGTTTCCCATTCCATATCAACTTCTTTTGTAGATATAGTTTTACAATCCATCCAATCATACGCATCTTCCAAGTCCTCTGCCTCTATAATCAATTCGTAGTATGTTATTTCTCGTGCATTTACTTTGTACTTAGCCATTACTGCACCTCTCTCATTTTAATTAGTTCGTTGCGTAGCTCTCTGCACTCATTCTCTAGCTCTGCGTTCTTTTTCTCTAGCTCAATCACGCTGTCCACTAAAGAGTCTGCGTATTGTTGTAGCTCGTAGTTTTCTTTATCGTATTCATTCATTGTTCATTCCTTTTCTTATAGTTCTGAAGATACGTTGCAATAGTCCTCACCGGTATCTTCAAAGTGTTGTTTGACCTGCATCGCAAACTCATAGTCTGCAAAGTTCTCTAGGTCTTGACTCAGCTCTGATTTATCGTAACTTGGATTCTTCTTCATCAAATACTCTAAAAAATCAGCATCGTTGTAAAAGCTATTCTCTTTGAAGAACTGCGTAATCCATTCGAGTTTATCGCCTAAATCATTTTCAAGTTGTTTAACCTTGTTTTTGAACGTATCGTCGTTACATATTGTATAGTCTATGTGAGTTTCGTAGCCACCAAACTTCTCCGGTGTGTCTGATGATTGTACTGCGAACCACCACTTGCCATCAATATCTCCGTTATAAAATCTACCCATTGTTTTTCTCCTTTTCTTTTAGTTGTTTTGATTCTATGACAAACGTGCTGTCTGATTGTATTCGGTTTACTTCCTTCGCATTGTCAAGTACTGCATAGCACATAGCATCTTCCTCTGCTTGTTCTAGCGATTCAGCATAAACTTCAACTACCACTCCACACGATTCTGATATTAGTACTTCGTATTTGTTCATAGTTAGTTCCTTTTGTTTTTATTGTTTATATGTATTGATTATTAATTAGTTCCCATTTATTTCATCTACCTCTACCCAAATCAAATCCTCTGAGTCTATCAGTACCTCTGATTCTTCTCTTGCGTTGGTAAAGTATAGTATGTCCTCTTTGTATACTTCACCTTCCATAAGCCAAGGTGTGCCACCTAACCTTGCAAACCTCAAGGCAAACATCTCAGCCACCTTCTTATCAGTCGTCCACGATACGCCTAACTTATCTATATTTATATCGTCAGTTAGAACACCTCGGTAGACCTTGACCTCTGAAGGTAGCTTATCGTACGTCTCCTTTGAGTCCTCATCTGTCGTTTCTTCTATGCTCTTGAACAGCTCCAACACCACATCCCAACTCTCGAATAGGTTGAGGGGGAACTCTTCACTTATGTATGCTTCTGCTATTTTATCCATTGGTTATCCTTTCTTTTGACCTTTATATGATGGTAGTTCCAATAAGTTCCCAACTATTTTATTCTTTTTCGGAAATGTATTCTTCGTGCTTGTCCATATCTGCTGTTATCATTTTGGCTATCCATACGTCTACTATTTGCTTCATATGTAGAGCTATCTTAAGTCCTCTTTTGTATCTTTGTACAGCATCCATATCCGTAGTATACACGCCACTCGTTTCTATCCGTACGCCGTCCCAATTCGGTAGATAGCCTTTCTTCCCAATCCTCACCTTGCTCGAATCCTTCGCTCTTATATCTATTTTTAAGGTCTTGTCATCAATCAAAGGTATTTTCAAAAATCCGTTAATCTCGCCACGCTGTAATCGAAACTGAAACTTGTAGCGTTGGGGAAATGTATGAGTATATCTGTACGTATACCGACCCTTGATGGTTATCGACCATAATCGCATATCCTCATCTTCATCTTCACTTACTCGGCAATCGTAATAATCTTCTTCCGGTTCGTCAAAGGTTAGTGTAGTAGGCACATCGAACAAGTCCAAGTATTGGTCGTCTGTGTTGATTTCTATTCTGTTCATAACTAAGCCTCTGCTTCCTCTGATGAACAAGCATCGCATAGGTGTAGGTCGTCTTCTCTGTCAGCAGTCCACTCGTACTCGTCCACTAGCTTTTCTTCTGTTGCCTTCCAACAATAGAATCCGTCCTCGTCTGAATATCCTCTGTATCGTATCTCCATATCAATCGTAATCTCTGTTTCGCAGTCATCACAACTGAACATTTGTGTAGTTTCTAAAGTCATTGTTTTTTCCTTTCGTTTTATTATTATTTTATACGCTTTAGTTTTTTATTAGTTCCAAAAAATCTTCTACCTTATATACTCCTTAGTTTTATAAAAGTTCCAATTTATTTTTACTATACGCTTCATAATTTATCCCTTTCCTAGCAGGTCGTTTGTATCCTTTAGCGTTTAATTGTTCTAGGGCATTTTTAATTTCTTTTTTAATCCCTTCAATGTGATACCAACTTGCAGTTTTTACGTAAGGTCTTGGTTTATTGATAAACACTACGTCTTGATAGCACCTCGTATCGTCTAAGGCTTTTTTAAGGTGTGTTATCGTTTGTTCTTTTTTATCTTTAGTCATTTTTATTCCTTTGCTTTTTAGTTTATACTAATAAGTTTTATTTAAGTTCCCATTATTTTTTATTTAATATAT